TGCTTTATTGCCTTTCTTTCCGCCTGCGATTTTTGCGCTGCAACCACATCCGCCTTTGGAATTCTTTCTTCTAGATTTCTTTCCGCCGACCGATTTTAACTCAGAAAACGCTAAAGCACCACCTTTTGTCTTCTTTGCGGTTTTGGATGCCTTTCCTTTGCTGCCCTTTCGTTTATGGGATCTACGACCGCCTGTCTGTTTTTTATCATCGGCATTGGATACAATGGTCTGGGCATCGCTATCGACACTATTCGTGCCATTGGAATTGCTCTGAACGCTACTATCGAGATCGGCAGTTTCATCGACAATGGGCTGGGCATTGGGATTGAGATCGCCCTCGACATTATCACTGTCATTGAGCTGGGCATTGGTATTGACAATGGGGTTGCCCTCATTATCATATTCGGCATTGTTATTTTCAGTGGTTTCTTCTATAATTTTTTCACCAGTAACAGACGCATCATCTGGATTATAATTATCAACCGTATATTTATTATCACCAATCGTAAATGTTATCCTATTATCATCTGCCATATTTATCAATAAAATTGCGTTATACATAATAACGCGATTTTTGTATATTATATTTTCGTTCGTTATAGATACACAGTGGTATATTTGACCCAGGGAAGAAGACGAACCCCCTAAATAACACATTTATCTTCTGCGAGATCCACGACGCTTTCTATTCATCTTCGGTTTCTTGGTACGATTGAGTCGGCGAGAACCGCGACGACGACGACCACCCAAAATGACAGGGGGGTTTGTATTTGGTTCGGGTCTAGTTGCGGCGCAATAGTAGTTCTTCCGTGTGGTTGGATCAAGAACAACGTTAGCGAATTCGTCTCCTCTATAAAGTTTACCTACTTTTCCGTCAATATTACCAATATCTACTGATAATGCAGCCATTCTTATTTAACGTATATTATACATTTAAATCATATTTTCTTCGTACCTAGACCCATCTTCGTTAAACGCACAACCAATTCCCCCTAAAACCTCATATTGGGTCGAGCATCCTTGGCAAACGCACCATCCTGCGCCAATTCCCGGGTCTGCACACCTCCTCTCACCCATCCCTCTAAAGCACTCTCCTCAATCGTATTCCGCGTATCCGAAACCCGATTTTTCATTTCATTGTCTAAAGGATACATCGTATAGTTCATGAACGATTTCGTCATGATGGTCGACACGCTCTTCTTGTCCTGACTATTCTCCCCCTGCAAAATCTGCGCCTCCAACAAAGGGTCGCAAGACCCTCTTCCTAAATAAGGAATCGTCAAGAACGCGCGCTGGTTCAACGACAATTTCTCTAAACTTCTCTCCTGCTCGGATTTAAAGTGCAGATTCGAATCCACATCCACTAAACTTCCAATCAACCCGGGTCCATTCATCGCGCCCGAAAACATCACATTCGGTTGCTGTGTCGCAAAATTCACGTGACCATTTTCCGCGGGTTCGGCAAAATAGTTCGACAACATATAACTCGAATACCGGGTATTCTCCATATTACGTTGTGTATTGTCGACATTGTCTAAACCTATTCTTCCATTATTGAAAAACGAATAATCAGTCATTTGTATTAAATGTTTATTAATATATTATTAGTAGACATTAGACGATAATGACGATTGTCGCAGGCAATCGTGCATATGTATTTGACGTCATTCAGAAAACCGTGTTATTGAGAGAGATAGAGGGAGAGGAATATTACGTCAATGTATGGCGCATTGCTGCCGCGTTCCGAGCACACGCAAACTTATTCCCTTCCGCACAAGAAATCATACTGCCATAACAGAACTCCGCGAATGCTTGTTGGTCGTCGGGTGTCAGGGTCGCGGGGTTCGAATAGAACTGACGCATCGACTGCTCAAACGTCAACTGTTCGCCTAAATCCTTGAACAACTTGTCCGAAATGTCGGGTTGGTCGGGGTTCGCATTCATCACCGACTCTTTTGCTGCCTCCAAAATCGTCTTGTTCACCTTTTCGTTGTAGGCAGGTGGCGCAGGTTTCTTTTTCGGATTTCCGGTGACGTCGGTTATCAGCACATTGCTAAACGGGTTTTGGGCAGTCGGTTTGTCGAAGACTTGCATCGGCGATCCTAGCAAGTCCGCGTCGCTTCCTAAAGCAGACAATGCCGGGTCATTACCGGCATTCTGCCCATTCAGACCAGTAAATGCGTCGCGCCTTGCATCTTCTTTTTGCTTGTTCATTGCGTAGTAATAATGCACTAAATAAATCGAAAAGACGGAGAATACGCCGAACACAACACTTCGGAATGTTCGGGTGAAAAGGTAGACGAATATACTCAACAGGATGACCATGCGGGTGATGGCATTGAGTTTTTGGTTGTAGGACATGTCGCCGGATGGGAAGAGTTCGGTGATGTACGAGAGGTTCAGCAATACATTTGGATTGTCTGACCAGAATGGGATTTCTTTTTTTGGGTCTTTTTCGGATTCAGTTTGCGTTTTTAATATGAGTTCAGGTTCATCTGTATCCATTATGTTATTATTCGTGAATATATTTGCTTTATATTATCAGGCGAGATTCCTGCGGCAACTACATCTTCCGCGCTTCACTTCTGTCCGCGCTTAGTATTTAACGTCCTAGTCATATGGGGTTTTTCGTACATCCATCCGGTATTATTCAACCGGAACAGTCCCTTTTCGTTTGATGCAACTTTTATCGATTTGTATGGTTTCGCACTTTACGTCTTGGGGAATGATTTTCAGGACGCATTTTGCTTTGTTTCCGTAGAGAGGAACGACGCAACCTTTATCCGATTTTTTCCCATCCTTCTTTTTCCGGGTACATATACGTTTGAGAGGTTTCGCGCACCTTGCCCGGAAATGTTCGTACCTCTCGCGCACATTATCGTAGGTCAGTCCCGAATGTTTATTCAGCATCCGATTCACCGTCTCGTGTAGGTCGTAAATATACCTGGAAAATGTGTCGCGCGATTTCATGTGCGACATCGTGAGAGGCAGTTTTTTGAAATTCTTTGCCAGATTTTTGCGGCATTTCCCACACGGCAATACATACTTCAACTCCAACACAAAGTTGCGATAATGTTGTTTGTCTTCGGCAGTCGGGTTAATGGGATAGTTAAAACTCATCGTGTGTAGATAGTGCCAAATACCCGGTCCCCATACCGTCGTGAGCATCCCATCGTTACTATTATAGTCTTTGTCTTCATATGGTGTATTTTTTGGTCCTGACTCGGAATTCCGAAGATATCGAGAGGCAGGTTGGCGAATGTTTTTGCGAGTGTGTCTCGACATTTCTAAGTTACAATATGGTCGCATTTTTTGCAATTTGATAAAAATAATTATGTGGACAACCCATCGTTCGTTTGCATTCCATTTAATTGTACCATTATTATATATTACAGCACATCTATCATACCATGTCAGCATTAATGGATTTACTATACTTTCGCTTTAAAAAGTACCTGCCAATGATTTACGGTGCGATTCTATTTATTTTTGCAGTGGCGATATGTTACTACGTATACACGTATATGTATTTGCCAAAGAAGGATGCGAAGAAGTTCCAAGACGTGGCAAACGCGAACCCTTATGGACGCACCATTACGATTTACATGTTCCATGTAGACTGGTGTCCTCACTGTAAGAAGGCAACGCCCGAGTGGCAAATGTTTAGCGACCAGTACAACCACACCTCTCTAAATGGGTACCAAATCGAGTGTCGCGAAGTCGATTGCACGAATTCCGACGATCCGACCGTCAAATCCCTTGTCGACAAGTATAGTCTGAAACAATATCCCACCGTGCTTGCGGTAATGCCTGGTCAAAATGGAAAAGAAAATCGGGTAGACTATGAAGCGAAAGTGAAGAAGGCGTATCTGGACCAGTTCGTGTCGAGTCTTACGACGGAGAATAGCGGCATGTAATGTCTGGTCGTATTTTGTGTTGCGATAAGATAACTGCCCACAAGCAGTTATCGGAGTACAAGCATTTATCGGAGTACAAGCATTTATCGGAGTACAAGCATTTATCGGAGTACAAGCATTTATCGGAGTGCAAGCAGTTATCGGAGGGCAACAACCTATATGACTAGACGGTAACATCACGTTTCCAGTGATAAAGGAACGAATCCGATTTTCTGTTTGTATTGTTGCCAGGCATCGACCCCATATTGTATTTTTGCTGCACGCGATTCTCTCGTTTTCACTGCTTCATAGACTTCCCATGCGCTTGTAGCGCGGTCTTCTATCTCCATAGTGTATTTGCTGGCAGTTTTTTCCACAACGAGTTTTTTCACTGTTTTACCTATAATATCCAGAAAATAATCTATGATGGTTTCGTATTCTTTGGTTGCCTCTTTTGTTGGAGAAACCGGGGATTTTAGACTACACTTATTTATACCAAATATCTCATGTGAGTCTTCTACTTGGTCGATGCATTGTTGGAGAGGATAACTACATACAAATCCGCCGTCGACGTAGACTTCTCCATTGACTCGGTTTGGGCGAAATAGGAGAGGCAACGCACATGAACTATATATCGCATCGACTAGTTCCCACTCTGGATGAGTTTTATAGGAAATGTCGACCAAACTATACGTATCGAGATTGGTCGTATAGTAGTGGACTTCGAATCCAGTGAAATCGTAGAATTGTCGCATAGTAGTATTTAGGGGTAGGTCGACTGCCATTAATATAGGGGCGAAAGTCATTTCGATGGTTTCTCTGCCGCAAATACCGATGTTGGTATATGCTTTCAATATTTTATCTGGCGAAAATCCGAAGACAGATTCCCAGGGGCGTTTAATGCTGTAGTCGGTTAAATCATCCCATCCAATATGCTTCAACATTGCCATCATAGAAACGAATATTGCTCCGACAGAAATACCGTGCATGGTTTGAATATCGTCAATGTTCCAGAACCCGTCTTTGTGAGATTCGCGGAGGGCGCCGTAGTAGGCAAACCCGGTTCCTCCTCCGCCGGATAAGACTAAATGCCGGATTTTATGGGGAGGTTGAGAGGATTTGGAGTCTTCTGCGTCAGTCATTAACAATAGATAACCGTCTATGCAAGGGTTTATATTTATTTTTGCTGCAAAATAAATATTCAAAAATAAAATCCTCTCTAACATATAGACACGTCCACACCGAATTCCTCTCGATAAATGTCTGTATTTTTGTTTGCAGAAGATGACGACAATGTTCGTAAAATTAATATCGACGAATTGTACGAGAAGAAACAGCAGCGCGACCAGCGCCAATTAAGCGTTTTCAATAAGATTCTGAATCGCATAAACAAGAGGATAATGACAACCTCTCAAATGAAACGCGACGAGAAGTATATTTGGTATCAGGTGCCGCCGTATATTTTTGGCGAACCGATATACGACCAGACAGATTGCATTGCTTATGTGGTGACGAAATTGGCAGAAAACGGGTTTCATGTGAAGTATATCAATCCGGGAACGCTTTTCATTAGTTGGGAGAATTGGGTACCGACGTATGCCCGACAAGAAATCCGGAAGAGGACGGGGTATATCTTGGACGAGAGGGGGAATGTGATTGACCGAGTGGAACAGAAAGATAAAGGACGAGAGGACGAGAATGGGTTCTTAGGAAGGGAAGTGCCGTCGAATGATCCTAGGAGTCAAGACTCGCGCACGATTCAATTGAATGATGGCAAAAAGAAGTATACGCCGATTGCGCAGTATAAACCTACGGGTAGTCTGATATATGGCGATGCTCTGGAGAAGTTGGAGAAGCGGGTGACTTTCAAGTGAATTTTTTGTTATGGGTTCGCAGATGAGTTCGTGGTCGATGAGTCCGCAGATGAGTTCGCAGATGGTCCCACAGATGAGTCCGCAGATGAGTCCGCAGATGGGTTCGCAGATGTGACTGCAGATGGGACCACAGATGTGACTGCAGATGGGACTGCAGTTGGGACCACAGATGGGACAACAGATGGGACCACAGATGTGACTGCAGATACATCATTACTATTGTTCGTTTGTCCTGTTTGGACCACAGAGGAGTCCGCAGTTTGTTTACCTTGCAGAACACTGTCTGAATTTCCGTCAGGTTCCATAAAGGGGTCTGATGTATTTTTCTTTGACTCGGGTTTTTTACTAAAATACGAATAAATTTGGCGTTTTTTCATTTCTAACCCAACTCTTGCCTTTCTCGTAAATTTCCTTGCCGAAGAAAGAACCGTTTTGTTCGTATTAAAAATCGCACGAAGTGCTTTATTATAAGACTTCTTTTCTTGTGGCGGGATTTTATCCATAATTTCGTCTTTTATTTTTGATAGAACGAACCCATCATTGTATTCTGCAACCAATCCAGAGAATATCGGAATCTGATTATCCAAATGAACAATATATGGAGTTTCGATTTCCATGTTTATGTCGGGCGTGAGGGCAGACCCCGAATGCATTAGAAACGCGGCATATTGCGAAACCAATTTTACCAAATTCTCATTAAACGCATTCGTGTTGGTCTCGAATTCCGGACTTTCCGCCTCATTTTCATCTACTGGTTTCGGCGCGGTTTTAAAAAGTGTGAGTTTTATGTCTGAAGCATGTTTGATGCATTCCGATATGATTTTCTTCGTATAAGAATGTTTTGTCAGAATGTACCTCTCAATAAAATTATTGACCCCATCATGTTCAAACTGTTGTTGTATTTGCTGCATGAATTTGATGCTTCTGCCGCTGTACATATTGAATAGCAATGCCAAGAAATCGATGTTTTCGCTGGATTGGTGAAACTCTTTTTTGAAAACATTGAAAGCCGGTAATAATATAGACGATGTGAATCGGTCTTTGACAGACGGTTCTTTTCCGACGTTTTCTGTTTTTATAAAGTTGGAGACTCCGGTGGCGTCCAGTTTGGAATCGCCTTCTCTTTTATTGCAACAGTCATCTAGCGCATCATATCCTGCCTCTTTTGGAATCTCTTCTCGTTTTATTTCTGGATAAACTGGAATAATACTTTTATCGTTGAACATTTTAGAAGGTACATTTCGATATCCGAGAAAGAAGGATTCGACAATTCCTACATTGTCTTTAAAAATGTTGGCAAGATAGTTGGTGAATTCTTCGAAATTTCTCAATATGTAACTTTGCAGAATTGGTGCGGCATATTTATCTGGAATGTTTTTACATAGATGTTCTAGCATTGTATGATACTCCTTATTCATCATTTCTGTCATTTCCTCGTTTTTATCTGATACGAGATCTAAACTATCACAGTTTGCTTGCAAAAACACTTCTTGAAACCCTTTTTTAATACCTTCCGTATTTTCTTTGTTTAGACTCATTTTTTCGTGGATTAGAATTTGGAGTCTTTCTTCCACATATCCTTTTATGTTTTCCCATATGTAGGTGGAGGGCATATAGTCAGGTATCATTGGATCTACTGTTCCTCCTGATTGTAGATTCAATGCTGCATCACCATTTACCCTTTCAGTTCCAGATCCAAGTCCAGATCCAGTTGCAGTTCCAGATTCAGGTCCAGTTACAGTTGCAGTTCCAGAATCAGGTACAGGGGTTACAGCACTATCAGTTGCAGATCCAAGTACAGATTCAGGTCCAGATCCAAGTCCAGATTCAGGTCCAGATCCAAGTCCAGGTACAAGTCCAAGTCCAGGTACAGAGGATCCAAATAATCCAGCAACTGCACTTGCAATTGGATTTCCGGATCCCGGTGTAGTAACAGATGAGTTTGCAGATGCAATCGCTGCGGCAACTGCGACAGCAGAATCATCTGAAACTTGTTCGGATGGTTCTCTTTCTGAAGGAGGAGGTGCCTCAATCGCGGTTGATTTATCCCGGGTTTCAGTATCCCCTAAACGTTTTATTTTTTTAATGAACGAATGATAGATGCTTTGCTCTTCATTTTCGAGTGCACTATCCGATGGTTTTGTCCATACATTGTTATTGCGGGTGTAGTCGTTTAACTCTTCTATGGCACTCTTCCCCAATATGATTTTGCGTAACTCTCCGACTAAAATATCCCGATTGATAACAGCATAATTACACAACACTTTGGATATGATGCTTTCGTGTAAATCGTATACTTGCGAAACGGTGGCAGAACGTCGGATGGGTCGTTTTTCAAAATTATCTATTTCGAATAACTTGCTTTTGTATTCGATCAGTTTTTCAAAGTATATGCTATTACTGCCTGCTCGAGGTTGTCCATAGTCTGCCCCGGGATTTGCGAAATTGCCCATATTCGCTAGACCGGTTTGTCCTAGTAATGCGGACATATCCTGATTTTGCGTTAGGGATGTTAACATCTCTGGTGTTAGGTTCGGCGGCATTTTACCTTGCGTTATGGATGATAGCATATTTGGCGATAAACCCTGCGGCATTTTACCTTGTTTTATCGATTCTAAAATATTCGACTGCATGTTTGGCGGCAAATTACTGTTCTTTATTGATTCTAAAATATTCGGCGGCAATTGACCGGGTAACATTGCGGACATATTTTGAGGCAATTGCCCATTTTTTCCTAACATATCGGACATATTTGGCGGAAATTGACCGGGTTGTCCAGATGCTTCCATTTTTTTATAATCTTCGAGTAATTTTGCATATTTATCTATACCACCTGGGACTTTTTTTGCCAGACGATCTGCCATATTATTAGCGAATTTACTATTCGAAGCATATTCCATTGCTCTTTTCGCTAATGGATTGAGTTCCTCAAATTTTTTGGTTCCTTTTACTGACGCAAATAACCCTTTTAAATCTGATGCAGCACCAGTAGTAGGAGCAGGACCACTAGTAGGAGCAGCACCAGTAGTAGCAGGAGCACCAGTAGTAGCAGTAGTAGCATCACCAGCAGCACCAGCAGGAGCATCACCATCACCGCCAGTTTGAGAAACATCCTCTTTATTCAAAAGCAAAATAAGATCCTTTAGTATTTTTTCATTTCGGGTTCTTAATGCACCATACCATGCTTGACAAATACTATCTTTAATATTCTTCTTCACTTTACGTGAACCTTCACCTTCATAATAAATGCTAAGCATATCGATTTTTATTTGCGCTTTTATTTTTTCAGGAGTGTTATTCGGGTTACCATCGATATAATCTTTTTTTATTTTTTCAATGATTCGATCGCCAATCCGTTTGATGTTTGCATCCACATCGTCATATGTAAGCAAATTGTATTTATCACTACCCGAAGTTCCCAATAATCCTGTTGTAGAATGTAATGCTCCGAATGCTAAACTTGACATTATTTTTATAATATAAAGTTATTTTCATTTGCGAATAACACCGGACTCACAAAAGTAAGGGTCCGACCGAAATATCCTGGCGCAAATAAAATTGAACTTTGTTTATATTATTAATCACAATAACATAAACACAATTTCTTTATATTAACTTAGACTTCAAATAAACCAATATTAAAATGCAAATACAAGATTCTAAAAAAGACAAGACGAAAAAACGTAAAACCACATTAAGCATGTCGGATAAAGCGAAAATGTGGGACGCTTTTCAGACGGAATTGACACCGAACCCGGATCCCGTTCCCATAGTGGATTGCGTCTATCAATCTACCCCCAAAGAAAACACATGCACAAGTTGCGGTTCCGCGCTCATGGTGATGGAGGACGGATTCCCCACCTGTCTCAATAAATCGTGCGGAATGGTGTATACCGACACGCTGGATTACTCACCGGAGTGGCGCTATTTCGGCGCAGACGACAAGAATGCCAATGACCCAACCCGGTGCGGAAACCCGATTAACCCGCTGCTCGAAATGTCGTCGTATGGATGCAAGGTATTGCACACACCTAAATCGTCGAAAGAGATGATGAAGATTGGCAAATGGATTGCGTGGCAATCGATGCCGCATAAAGAGAAATCGCTCTACGACGAGTTCCAGTTTATCACCATCATGGCACAGAATGCGGGTATCAACAAAATCTTCATCAACGACGCGATGGCAATCCACAAAGATATCAGCGAGCAGAAGATATTCCGCGGCATCAATCGCGATGGTATCAAGGCAGCATCGATCTATATTTCTTGCCGGTTGAATGGATGCCCGAGGACGTCGCATGAAATCGCGGACATTTTCAATATCGACAAGGCATCCGCGACGGCAGGTTGTTCGATGGCAGTCAATATATTGAATAATATTGAGAGGGGCGTCGAGCATACGGATTTGTGTCTGACTAAACCGAGCGATTTCGTGGATAGGTATTGCAGTAAACTGGGAATACCGCAGGAGTTGATTATGGTGGCGCGATTTGTCACGGAAAAGGTGGAGAATGGTGCAGTGAAATGCAATAATACGCCCCATTCTATTGCGGCAGGAATTATTTATTTTGTGGCACAAAATTGTAATCAACCGGTTTCGAAAACGGATGTGAGGCGCGTCTGCGGGGTAAGTGAAGTGACGATTAACAAATGCTTTATGAAGATGCAGGAGAATATAGAACAATTACTTCCTAAAATGATTCGCATGAAATACTCGGTAAATGTTGGTGGGTCTATACATTAGTCTTCTTTTGTGTCGGTATCCGGTGGATAGTAAGTATTCGTATATAAAATATATTCTGGTTTCAAACAAATACGCACCTTTTTATTTGTGTGACTTATTTTTTTGGTTTTAGAGGGTTTTTGGGCGTGAGGGTTCATATGAATTATATGTTCCAACCCATGTAGTAAATATATCGGAATAAGCATTTCTATATATTTACAGAATGATATCGTAGATACTTCTGAAACGACCCCCGTAACCACTAGTAAAACCTTCATGTATTATATATAATGAGTGAAGTTGAACAAGACATTCCTACTGACCCGGTTATTGACCAGGTAGTAGACGACCAATCCGTCACTGAATCAGTTATTGACCAGGTTATTGAAACCGTCATTGAACCAGTTACTTACCAGGTAGTAGAAGAGCAACCCGTCGATGAACCAGTTACTGACAAGGTTATTGAAACCGCGGATGAATCTGTTGTGGAAGAGCAATCCGTCGATGTCCTGGTTATTGAAACCGTCGCTGAACCAGTTATTGACCAGGTTATTGAAGATCAACCTGTCACTGAACCAGTTATTGACCAGGTAGTAGAAGACCAATCCGTCGATGTCCCGGTTACTGACCAGGTTATTGACCAGGTAGTAGAAGATCAAGACAATCTGTCGGAATCAACAGAAGAGCAACCCGTCGCCGATGCAAACGCTCCGGTTCCGGAAGGAGAAGAACCAGAGGTCAAGTTACACGAGATTTATATTTCGCCAGAAGAAGAAGAAGTTTGCCTAAATCAATCCAACGATGTACAACCTCCGGCAGTGAATATCCCTGAACTTGTTTTTATAGTGCCGTATCGCGACAGAGAGACGCACTATAGACTGTTTTCGTCTGCGATGAAGGACCAACTTGTCGATGCGCCTACCTACAAGATACTTTACATAAATCAAACAGACGATCGAGGGTTCAATCGTGGCGCAATGAAGAACATTGGGTTCCTCGCAGTCAAAAATATGTACCCGAACGACTATCAAAACATTACACTAGTTTTCAATGACATCGACACAATCCCCGCGAAAGATACCATTTTTAACTACAAAACAACGACAGGCGTCATTAAACATTTCTACGGGTTTGAATACACTTTAGGCGGCATTGTTTCGATGTTAGCATCCGATTTTGAACGAATCAATGGATTTCCTAATTTTTGGGCATGGGGATACGAAGATAATTTGCTGCAAATCCGTGCCGACTATGCAGGAATGGTCATTGATAGAAGCGTTTTTTACAAAATACACGATCCGCACATCATTCATTTGGTTGATACTCCTATTCGCACAGTGAACCGCGCAGAATTCGACCGATACACGCAAAATACCAAAGAAGGCATTGACTCTATAAAAGACCTAAATTACAAAGTAAACGACGAAACCGGGTTTATTGATGTATTGCAATTCAATACAACAGTACAAGAAACGTTGGAAAAACGAAGCGAGTACGATTTGCGCAACGGTCCGTCTCCATTCAAGGAGTTTACCCGAAAACCAAGAAGAGGACATCCTCTTATGAAAATGCATTTTTAACGTCTGGTCATATGGGCAAATACCCATATGACCATCGTATATGACTAGTTGCATTTTCCGTTGCTATAAGATAACTGCCTGAAGGGCAGTTATTGAAGGGCAACACAAAATACGACTAGACATTAACGTCTGGTCTGCCGGAGGCAATGGTCAAATACCCATATGACTAGACATGAATATTCACTACAGAGTGATTGGGATTTGATCCTAGACCTAGACCTTCGGTTGTAATAAAATAAACTTCATCGTAATCCCAACATTTGTCGCAGTTTCCCAAATACCCGATATTTTTAAAATACATTCTTCTTTTGCGGGAAGTTCGCCTACACTACCTGTTGGGCGTTTATACAATTCTCGCCCACCTTGTGCGCAGAACGTAGAATTCTCATTGTTTGAAATAAAAGGCGAATCAACAATGGTATTATCCGAATGGTATTTTATCATCCCACTTAACAATTGATTCTTTAAAATATACGACGGGGTTTTCAACGGACAATAACTCTCGATATAACGTTGCACTACATCATTTTCAATCTGGCATAATTTTTCAATCACTCGCGCATTCTCCTTTGCCAGTATATTCAAAATTATATTTCTCTTGGGGGGGATCGTTGAATGCTTGTTCACGATTTTAACCCACTCGCCATGGGCATCCATTTGATTTAACCCAAATTTCGGTTGGTCGTCGATATAAATAAGGTCGAGTCGTTTCGCATGATTTGCGGCACTGCCGTTCTTACAAAACCCTCGAATGTTTTGCTGCTCAGACGCTGCCAATTGCATGGCAAAGGAATTCTTCGTAAGTTCAATCAAAATATACATTCCGTTCATTTCAAACGAGTCCGTAGAATAAACGATTTTAACAAATTCGCCATCGACTATAATGTTTTTGCGTTTTTCTCCAAAATATACATTCCGCGTATTTATCTCATTTACTGGAACCGATATCTCCATTTTAAATATTATGATTTCAAATCTAAATCATAATAGTCGTTTATCTTTATCTGCATCTAGTTACTAATGTTATTTACATACGACGACAATATGTTTACTGCAGAACAATCCGACGCGTTGGGTAAATTTTGCAATAAAAACAAGAGAGGACTTTGTGGCGCGATCTGGTTTACCTTTTCTAAATATTTTTGATATCCAGAAACGAATTTACCCGCAGTCGTTGTGATTGCAGGAGAACCGCTACCGGAAGTCGGCGTCCCGTTGCTCTGAAAATAGGCACAAAAACGATACAGTTCAAATGTCACACTCATTATTTGATATACCCAAAGTGAGTCCATGGTAAATGGTGTATCGGACGAAACCACTTTCGCGACATCGTTCGCAGATAAATCTGCCGAAAGTGTACTCGTCGACGCCAGATTGCCGATCGTATTTAATACAAAAATGACACTATTAAATGTACCTTTGTCGCTATTCGTCAGCGATTGCGCGTTTTGCCAATATACGTTTGACACGGTGTTTGCTAAGAATCTCGGTTTTACGATACTATAATATGCGGTTTTAAGTGAGAGAAGAATACTCGGGTTTGCTTTATTTTTCTGTATTTGTTGCAAAAAATAGTAGGATAATCCTTTACCACAGTTTCGATTATTTTGACTCGATTGAATTGCAAAAAAGTTTACCCCCGAATAGATGGCATCATCTATTATAATCGACTCATTCGCATTCCACATTTTCTCTATATTCTTGTCGTCTACATTTGCGATATTCGAACTATTAAACAAATTACCATAAGAGGCGTCCATCATTTTAAATATATTTTCATTGCTTGTACTACTGTACCCTGACGCACTGTTATACATTTTATAAATTTGCAATTGAGAATATGGAACGGTATAATCATTGTTTGAGTTTGCGGGGGGAGTTGCTGCGGACGTTGGAATCGGTTTTTGAGTTGGTTTTGGCGCGGTCGTTTCCGACGATGACGCAGACGTTGAAAATGGTTCCGCGGTCGTCGGGGTCGGGATCGGGTTAATGAGTTTGCTGTCGATTTTGATGAACCCACAAGCAGAAGACACGTCGATTGCTAAATCGGAAATGCCAAATTGTATAGACAAGTTGGGCGAACTTCTGCTAGGTACATATTTATACTGCGGGTTTGTATATCCTTCGACCGTATTCGCAATCTTCATTTTAATCAGTTTGTCAAAGATCCAGTTTAAAACGATGTAGAATATAATAATCGATACAATTGCAAATAAAAATAATATATAATTTGGTGTATTCGCCATTTATGCGTTATGACGAGAAGATAATAATGAATATAATATTATGGTATAATATAAATGTCTGCATTATTGAATCATAATCAACGCGCAGAAATATCGTGGAAAGGACGAACTATAAATCAGATAACAAGCACGATTCAAAAAAACGGAACAAATGTCGGGAAGTCGACCGGTGATATTATTTTTCGCGCAATGCCTCTCAAACTATACCGCCGAGAACTTGCGGTAAACGTTCCCGTGAAAAGCGGATGCCCCAATTCGCGCATTTCAAGTAGTATCGACGTTTTTAATCAACCGGGCGGAAGTGTCGTTTTAAGCATGAATGAAACGAATCGAGATACGTTTGGGCAATTGAATACTCTCGAATATTCTGCGCCGGGGAATTTAAATGAAACCTATGGATGCAATGGCGGAGGCGCAACATCCTCTTACAATTGTGCCGAGAAGAACGCGAGAAAAAGATGTCGTAGTAGCGGCATCATAAAACGCACTTATGATCCAGCAAGGTCGGAGATTGCGTATTTTACGAATACAAACCAATATTTAGTGAGTCGCAGCAAAACATTTTTGCAGAATCAATACCGGCATGTTCGGTCGAACGACATTTCGATTGTTACAAATCCTCTCGTGAATAAGGAAACTTATTCACCAAATGGAATATCACATTGCCCGAAAGCATATATTGCGGCAGGGTCAAATGTGTTTTATTATTACTGGATTGATGCCAGTGGTGCAGCAGGCGATTTCTCGTCCACCGCAAAACGATATACGGTTACGATCCCTCCTGGAAACTATGATGTACATGAATTGAATGCGGTGCTTCAAAACACCATGTACGAAAACAAACACTACTTTGTTTACACTACAACACATACGAATGCGTTTTTGATGAATATGATTTACAATAATACGAATGGGTGCGTTGAAATACAAACGTTTTCGAGTGCGAATTTTGCAAATACTGCGAATTACACCATACCAACAGGCGCTTCTTGGACAAGACCTGCGGTGAATGTGGTGCCGGTCTATTCTATTCCTGCGACGGGGATACAGAATGTGATTGGATTTAGCAGTGGGTTTTACCCGAATGTGGCAGCGAATTCGGGGGCGAATATAGTGAATCCGAATACATCTTATGGTGCACTATCGAACTTGCCGCACACGATTTATCCTTCTTACTCGATTACTTATTACAAACCGAGCAATAGTCGGTTTGCTACCCAGGGGGGCGTGTCGAGTAGTGATATGACACAACGGGTTAAGTATGAGACGATTTCTAGGAATGGTTTGGCATATACAAGCGCACTGGGGGCGCAGGTAGGTAGTGCTATGTCTTATGGAGTGAGCGAGCAGGTTTATACACAGAAGGATAAGATTGGGTACCCGGTGACGATGACACCGGTGATAGATAAGTATACGGGTGCGATGAAGTGTTTAGCAGGGGGGAGATTGGTAGGGAGGTGCTCTTCTGCGCCCAATTAATAGATACTATAGAATGTTTTCTGTCGACGACCAAGGGGTAATGGGGCGCTTCGCGCCCCCTGACCTTGACTCCCCGACTGCAAGCGGAATTGCTTCGAATAAATTCGTCATCGTTAAATTGTTATATGAAATCGAATGATCCATACACCAATTCGCGCATTTTACTATATTTTGCTTTACCAATTGATCTAATTTATCCTGCTTTGGTTGTCGGTCGATCAAAGAAATCGTATAATGTATATTTTCGATTTGCTGCTGTCCAAATACTGCATTTATATCCTCGACCTGTTTTGTAAAGTGGCGCGGAACATTCATATTCAACAATTTCCATATATACGATTCCTGTTGCATTGGATTCGGGCGAATAAAATGAAATTCTTTTGCAAAAATGTCCATTTTTCGAATATTTCCCGCAGTAGAACATTCTTTGGGTAGTTCAGACATTGTATGTTTTATCTCAGAAAAGGATTCGAGTATGAATGGATAATGCGGAAGATACGAATCGAACCGGAATTTTCTGCAAACAACATACTTTTCCGAGTTTCCGACACGACTCGTTTTCAGTTTGCATACATTCACTTCGTCGTAAAACCCCGATAAGATATACAGAATATGAACGGTGTGTTCATAGAAGATGTCGAATATTTTGAGTACGAAATTCCCGCCTTTCTTTTGAAGACATAGTGCGTAACAAACCTGTCCCCACAGCAAATTGGTTATGCTTATTTCTTGATGATTGAAGTCTTTGGAGAAATCGAATCCTCCGTCGGCAGTCACCAAGTCCATGGAAGACCCGTATTTCCGAACACAGTGCTCAAAATTCTCAATGTGTAATAGGTTGCCGGTCCCATCCGCCCCATATTCAATGTTCACATTGGGGTGTTGCGATAAAAAATACCCGGTTTTATGCCAAGCAGGCACATTGTCGTCCATTTCGTCTACAATAATCGTCATGCCGTAATATTCGTCCGCAGGGTTATTGCGCTTATTGCAAATCGCTTCTATGAATCCGCCCGGTCCTTCTGCTAGATGAAATGTCCGCATACTGTCGTTATTGAATGGCAGGGCACTCGCGCTGGATTGGAGTGTAAGGAGTATTTCTTGGCGTTGACTCTCGTCAAAAAATAGGAAAGGCATGTTCGTTCCGAAAATGTTATATTTCGGTTTCATATCAAGCACCGGTGTATCTAGGTTGAATTCTGCAATCATCTCTAGCATTTTAAAATACGACCGCGAAATCGGTTTGTACTTAGAAACCGATTTTTTCTTTTGCGGGACGATCGAATGTATGTATTCATATGGATTTGTGTACTTTTTATAAAAATCCCATTCTTTTTCTCTTGATGTGATTTTCTCCTTTATGTCGTTCATGTAACCGCATAGACTTTGCGATATAAAAACTGGAGGGAAATCGTGTCTTTTGTCAATTTTTATATTTTGAAATACGTTAAACGGCGAAGATGGTAGCGTGAAATAAATCATTTTCCGTTAATGGATAACTAATATACGTCTTGAAAAATGTTTATGTATTTTGGATATCATAATCTTTACTAGTAAAAGTAACTGTGCATTTATGATAGCAGTACGAATGTCCTAGTCATATGGACAACACAAATTGATAGAGAAGAGTATCCTCCGATGTCAGAAACGAACTTGGATAAAGATTATTATTTGTCTCCGTCGAATACCTAATATCTAGGCACTAAATAAACTCCAAATCCCTTAGTTTCCAGTATTCACTCGCGCCATGATTAAGCGGACGTCTGATGATAAACGGCAACTTCTTATCCTCCAACTCTTTCAACGCAATCAGGTAACCATCAATGACGGATTCGTCTACTTCGACAAACGGTTTTGCTCCGTCATTGATTTGTTTGGCGCGTTCGCCTAATATTCGCGTTCTTTCGTACTTACTAAGAAACGGCAAAGTCCTATGAAGCGGGTCGATGATTACGCCTCTTTCGTCGCGAACAACCGTACTGAGCGCTTCCACTTCGTCGTAATTATGAATAATCAACTCCGGATGATGATTTGCAATCGTCTGCTCTTTCACGGATTCGTCGAGTTTTTGCAGATACTGCGTGCCATCCTCGTCGTCGTCGTCTAAATCCGATTCCTCTTCATTACCAGAATCAAACCCAAATTGAAATTCGTCGTCTTCCTTTTGAGAGAATGGTTTTGCGACGTCCGCGAATATAGCGTCTTCGTCCATATCTTCTGGGTTGATATCATCGATATCCGAATCGTCTTTGCTTTCCGCTAACGACTCTTCTTCGTCGGAGTCTGAACCTACTGCACTTAAATTATCATCGTCTTCGTCATCGGACCCAGGTTTCGCAATTTTAGTCGCCTTTTTCGCAGCAACCTTACTTTGTTTTCTATTTTTAGATTTAAGTTCCATGTCGGATTCCGAATCGGAATCAGAACCAGATGCAGAATATTCGGCGTCAGACATATTGGTTTGATGTGCGGTCGTTTAAATATACAATATCAATTGATTGTTTCTAAATTGATTCGACACAATAAAAATTAATGTTCAATTTTTATTGTGGGGTTATTGGATTATTATATTTATTGCAGAATTATTTACAGTCTGGTAACCGTGTTTTATCGGGTACACTTGCATTTGGTAACCGTGTTTTATCGGGTACACTTGCATTTGGTAACCGTGTTTTATCGGGTACACTTGCATTTGGTAACCGATTTATTTTCGGTCGTCCGTTTTCCAAATCGAATCACACGTTGTGCACAAATACAAATACTTCATGTTCTCGTCGTCATATCGCATATAAATTACCTCCGGTTTCTCCACATTGTCAACATTGGTTTTGCATGCCGTGTTCGGACAATGCATATTGTAGATACGCGGAAGGGTCGGGTCCATTTTTGTGTATCGATTGATAATATGATTAAACCTCTGCTCCCCTTTCTTCAATTGCGTATTTAAGACCACTACACCCTCTTCACCTATCTCTTCGTCGACATATTGACAGTTGCGGCAATAATAAACCAACTTATCTGACTGGTCGTTGTGTAGACTTGTATACAATTTATTATTGCAATTGACACAGAATCTCATTTTTGAATAGTTTGGTTAATAATATAGCAGTTATACTTTATATTTATACCTGTTTAATTTGTTTTCATAGTAATCAATTTTCTACGCGATTTCTCATTCACTGCATTACTTTCTGCGCATAAAATGAACGAAAATGAACAAAAATAAAAAATAGAATAAAATCGCAAAATTATCTGCTACATACTAGGCATATTATGTTTTTCATCAAACGAGTTAAATATACTACTCATTATTATACAACCGGGTTCAAAGAAACACCATCAACATCAAAATAAATGTCCAATATAGTATTTCCACTCGTAACTCCTGATAATTTCACACCTCCGTTTATTAACGCTACTGCTTTACTGAGAGAATCAAAAGATATTGCTCGGGATTTCCATTACATAACTCGATTTAGAAAAACCGACAAAGACTCGAAAGAAAGTGTTACCAATTACCGAATTGCAAACCATGATGTTGAGAATCGAATATATGGAGGGGTGTTCTGTGTCCCTGATTTGGATTACGCCGGATTATTAAATCGGTACTGCAAAGAAGTTCTAGAGCAGGGGAATCTAGAATTTCTAACGGAGGCGCAGTTACCGAATAATGGACCTATTTTGGTGGATTTCGACTTTCGATTTCCATATGAAACAACCACACGGCAATACACAAAAGATCATTTGGTCATTTTAATTGAAGCGTATATCGATGAATTATCGCGCATTTTCGATTTTGACGAACGGTCTGCATATAAGATTTACGTTCTTGAAAAGAGAACCGTCAATCGCGTAGAAGATAAAAACATCACGAAAGACGGGATTCATATTATCATCGGCATCTCTGCTGAACGCGATATGCAGGTTTTGCTGCGCGCTAGGATGATTAAGAAACTGCCGGAACTCCTCGCAGATTTTCCCATCACAAATACTTGGGATAGTGTTCTGGATAAGGGGATTAGTGATGGGAGTACGCATTGGCAGATGTATGGGTCTACCAAACCAGGATGCGAACCGTATCATTTGACACAGGTTTATACAGTCGGATACGACCCGACCGACGGACAACCGACCTATGATTCGAGGTCGACGGAAGATCCAGATTGGTCGCCGAATTGGTCGATTTTGGTCCACGAATTGTCCGCACGTTGCAAAACCCATCCGGTATTTTCGTATCGCGGAGAATTTGTACGCGAATTACAGAAAATTGAATCGCCTGGTCGTCGTGCTATGAAATCATCAACAACTGAAAATCGAACTATTTTTACAACCCCAGGAATGGAATCTCTAAAATATACAGACGCGGTTTTGAAAGTTAGGACAAGAGAAGAGTTGGATGCATTGATCGAAGAATTTATACAGGATAATCACCAGCAAAATAGATTGAAATGGAACGAGGTGATTTGGTTGACGCTTGCATTATCAAGCAACCGTTACGACCCGTATAGCGAATGGATAAGAGTCGGAATGGCACTCAAACACATGTCGCCGGATTTGTTTATCGTTTGGATGGCATTTAGTGCAAAATCATCCGGGTTTAATTTCGACGATATCGACAAACACAAGGAAAAATGGGACTCTTTCGAGTGGCGAGAGGACGGGGTGAGCGAAAAGTCGATTGCCTACTGGTGCAAAGCAGACACGCCCAAAAAATACCGCGAGGTGAAAACCAAAGTTGCGGAGGCAGTGTTGGAACGTGCTCTCGGTGGGTACGAGGACGTGAATGTGGAGTCGAAGGCGATTGACCGCAAAGGCACCACCGACGTCGACCTAGCAGAAGTCCTGTATTCTATGTTCGGCGACGAGTATGTTTGCGTCGATATCAAGGGCAACAAATGGTATCAATTCGTCGAACCCCGGTGGGTACAAATTGATGCCGGCGTCGGACTCCGCAATGAAATCACCGAGAAGTTGCGCGCGCTTTACACCAAGAAACTGATGGAATATTTTGCGTTGAATGAGACTCTGCCGGAAGACGAAGACCCGCGCAAAATCAAGAAACTGCAAAAATTCTGTGAGAAGTTGGCGAAGGTGTGTGAGCGTCTCGGGTCGACGGGCGATATCAACAACATCATGACAGAGGCGCGACACAAATTCCACGACCCCGATTTCGAGAAGAAGTTGGACGAGAATGTCTACCTGATTTGCTTCAAGAATGGTGTCGTCGATTTCACTGCGACGAAGAAGGAAGACCTGTTCCGCCGTGGCGCGCCGGACGACTACTTGACCAAATGCACGAATATTGACTATGTACCAATCAATGCCGCGACCCATCAACCGATCATCAACGAAATCCAGGATTTCATGCACAAACTGTTCCCCGACCCGAACCGCGAACTCTATGAATATATGTGGAATCATCTTGCTGCGACCATGACCGGATTGATTGCAGAACTACAGACATTCAACATTTACATCGGCGGCGGTCAGAACGGTAAATCCGTGCTCATTAAACTCATGGATTTGGTTTTAGGTGAATACAAGGGAACGGTGCCGGTGAATATGTTGACCGATCGTCGTGGGAAAGTCGGTAGCGCGACCCCGGAAATCATGGAATTGAAAGGGACACGCATGGCAGTTGCCCAGGAACCACAGAAAGGTGAGCGACTGAATGAGGGAGTGATCAAGGAATACTCGAGTGGTGAGGATGAGTTGCAGGGTCGTGCGCTGTATTCAGGCAAAATGGTCAAGTTCCATCCGCAGTTCAATTTAGTCATTTGCACGAACTATTTGCCGGAGATTGAGGGAAATGACCACGGTATCTGGCGCCGTGTCCGTGTGGTCAATTTCAAATCTAGATTCACCGACAACCCGGTCGAGGGAGACCCAGATGCTCCTTACCAGTTCTTGATTGACCGTACGATTTCGAAACGCATGGAGACGTGGAAAGAGGTGTTCGCGTCGATGTTGATTGACCGCGCATTTGCGAACAAAGGTCGTGTCCCGGACTGCACCGAAGTGATTTCTGCTCGTGATGCCTATCGCCAGAGTCAGGATTGCATTGCGGAATTCATTGCGGAGCGTGTTGTGGTTGACCCTGAGGGGTCGATTACCAAGACGGAGTTGAATGCGGAATTCAAGGGATGGTATGAGAACTCTTATGGACGGCGTGGCGGACCCAATGCGAAGGAAGTCCAGGCAGAAATGGACAAGAAGTTCAAGAATAACAAGAAAGGTAAGTTGTGGGCAGGTATCCGCATATCCTATGAATCGGATAGACAAGGCGGAATGATTGATGATGACGATGTTCAGGATGCAAATCCGTTTTAGCGTATTGTAATCCATGTTTTATTTGTACAATAAAATACACAAATAAACCCCCATATTTTTATGCGGTTAACACCCCGGTTGGTTTATGCATTCCCGGGTCTGCATAAAAATCAGTGAAAAGAAGAAGTTTGTCAAATTGATACACGTATGTTTTTCCGTATATCAGGGACAAGAAATAGGTGATGCAGAAATAAATCGTCCTCTCTAAATAATAAATCAAATAGGGGTACCAAAACAAGATGGTCAACCAAACGGTATCTGCGATTTCATCGCGTTTAACCCCTTGAATATACTGTACCAAAAGCAAAACGTGAATAACCGTGAACAGAATGACATAAAATACCAAAAATGCCTGATTTAAGAATTTGATAGAATTGTACATTTCCATTTGGTAATTCGACTTCTCGGCATAATTGTTGGTTTTTCCAACAATCTCCGGTATCTCATTTTGAATCGTTTTTGTTTGATATTCGATTGCTGATAATGGTTGTGTCATTTATTATATATTGTCATTTGATAACCTTTACTATATGGACAACCTATTCGGTCCAATTCTTTGACTATTTATCTAAACGTCTGGTCATATGGGGATTTTCCCATCCGACTAGACATTAACGTCTGGTCATATGGGCAAATACCCATATGACCATCGTATATGACTAGTTGCATTTTCCGTTGCCCTCCGATAACTGCCCGAGCAGTTATCTTATAGCAACAAAAAATACGACTAGACATTAAAACGATGAATAGGTTAAACCCGTTAAATTTTGCAAAGGTTTCACATTATTTGCGTTCGGTTCACGCTTCAATGTCGGACTATCAAACTTGGTGTCTGTATATGCAGTTTCAATCTTCTCGTATTCTAATGTGGTGAAAGTTTGTATCGTTGTCGTTGTAGACGGAGTGGTTGTAGACGGAGTGGTTGTTGGCGAAGACGTCGTGGTCAAAGATGGAGTGGTTGTTGGCGAATACGTCGTGGTCAAAGACGGAGTGGTTGTTGGCGAAGACGTAGTCAAAGACGGTGTTGTCAAAGGAGGTATGGTTATAGAGGACGACATACAAACATTGTTCCCGCTATCATAATATCCGGGACAACATTGTGGACCAACGCAGACTCCTGCACCTGCACCCTGAGACCCAAATATCTGCCCCTTTGCTGCTAGATCGGAAACATCCACCCCCGATGCATCGTAGGCAGGGATGTCTAATTCATCGTAGTTCAAGAGACTTCTACTATATAACTCAATACTGACGCTAAATATGTAAAGAACAACCAAAAATATCAAGATTATAGTTACACCATCTACCGCGAATTGAGGGATAGCAGGAAATTGTTTTTGCAATAATACAACTCCTAAATAAAGTAAAACAGATAATACCAGAACCATTAATATCTGCACATACCTCGCGTATCGTTTGCGATAACTATCATTCAACATTGCCAATCGTTCTTGCGAATTCAATATAATGTTTGTGTTTTGTTGTTTTTCGTGTAATCGACTCAATTCGTCATTATAAAAATTCGTAGCAGTATAATTCGACATTCGTTTAAATATATATTATATATTTACGTTTTATCATCGTCTAGAGTCTTATCAAAACAGTGGACTCCCCTATGGAGCAGGTGTGGGAGGCAATGCATCTGACGAAGATGTAAACAAGAGTCCGGCAACTATAATAGAAACACCCGCAATCGCAGCAAGAGTAAACATCGTACTTTCCTGCATCAATATATCCTTCGCATCTTGGTTCCGCGCCTCGTTTAACGACGATGTGTATCCGTAACCATATGGGTCGGACACTCTTGACGAGTAATCCGCATTCGGATCGGTAAGCATATTTTTGCGGTCAAGCACCAAATTATTCTTCACAATATTTGTGGTTGTCATATCCATTTTGGAAGGGGCGTCTGGATTGAAATTCGCAGTGAATGGTTCGGGTTTTGCCGAATAATCATTCGTAATCCCCTGATTGTTTGTGGGGTTGATTCCGTCGCGACGAACAAACGCGCTGTAATTTAATTTTGGTAAAGATAAATCATGATATGTCGGTTCCATTTTCTTCTAAACATATAATAATTTTATATTTTTGTAAATGCATAATAGAGAACAGTGGTTCCTAATGCTGCCCATAGAACGCCGGTAAGCATCGTCGTCTGATAATTTGAATCAAATGTAGACGCAGGAGAGTTCTGTGGTTGGTAAATATTCACCAAGGAAGAATCCAGTTTATCCCTTGTCGACCCAAGCACATAACTAGAATAACATGCGACTTCGGGATCTGTCAAACAACTCGTTTGACTTAATGAAGAGGTGTTGCCATTTATAGGTTCGCAACCGTTCGCCCCATTTGGACCTTTTGTCCAATTACTGAGTCGTTTTGTAAAAAATGGATGATTTTTACTGTCGGATTTTAATTTCTCTATATCACAATAAGACGACATCGTAGCAGTTAATTATAATATTCCTCCATTTTATTTTTGCATTGATGTCTATATACCAAATTCATTTTGCGACGGTTGCTATCGCAGACGAAGGACTCATTGCCAAATTACTCGTCCATGAACTTGCCGACCCGACGCTCTTTAACACCCCTGCAGGCGAAGGAATCGCGGACTGATTGACATAGACGTAGTAGCAAATAAGAACGAGTCCTGCCAAAATGTTTACCATAAAAAGTAATTCGCGGTTATATAACATCGTCGCATCCTTGTATTTCATCATGGATGCGCCGAGATCGTCCGTAGACGTTTGCAACGTAGTAACCGCGCACTTATTTTTATAACATAACTCCGAATTGTCCATTCCTGGATCACACTCATCTCCCTTATTCCGTTTCATATAAAACCAGTCATTCGAATTATATTGCAACTGCTTATTCCCATCAACCATTGTCGCGTTTACATCTAATTCGGACATATTATGTAAAAAATGATTATTATATAATATCATACACGATAATACGCTATAAACAAGGTCGGATCTGAACATCTAGTCATATGGGGGGTTAGACATGAATGGATTTACACACAAACACGGTAAAACATGGACGTACCTGCGGTCGGGGTAGGGCGATGAATCTTGCAGATTTGGTTCGGGCGCAAACATAGTGCTAAAGATACTGGATCGAATCTGCCAATCTCGGGGAACTGTTTACGCGTAGTCATATTGAACTTTCGCATCACTTCGGTGACTTCCTCATCGGTCGCCACCTCGGATTTTGGCACTTTTTCGTGTTCTAAAATATTGAACTGGAGACGCGCGATATTGTGACATACGACAAAATATCCGTCGTGGTCATACAAGTATCTGAGTCGGTCGTGCATGGAATCGTTCGGTTCGCCGTCAATGATGATGATAAGTGTGTCGCCTTTCTCTAAAGTATCGGAGTTGACGAACAAGTCTTCGATGATTTGGTCGAGGAGTTTTGCATTAAGAATCTTTGTCGGTGCCTTATTACCGCAAAGATACTTGACATAGGCAGTTTCTCCTGTCGGTTTCCGGAGTTCCATATCGAGTTGCATGGTCTTCATTCGCTCGTCGATTTCATTCACGCTAAATCCGGCGTAATGGTCGACTTCGTACCCGATTGTTTCGAGGATTTGGAGGAGATTGGTGCGAGAATTGTAGAAAGTCTGGACGCGGTTATTGGATGCCATTTTCGAGTTGTTGTGTTGTTGAAATTATACTATAAAATTAGATGGAATGTGTTTATGTCGTTTCATAAACATATTGCGAATTCAATTTTTTACATGATTTTGTTGATTACCAGACTTCCAAAATCTGATAACCCTCCGAGAATTGTCTTCTCGCTTGATTTCTTCGGTGGGTCGTCTTTCTTAGAAGAGGAATCTCCGCCTTTCATACTCGGTGGAATCACTAAACTATTGAACGCATTGGAATCTGTCACACCCCCGGAAACAGATATACTATTACTATCCGACCCAGAACCTCCATTTCCCGATTCTTCCCCCTTAGAGAAGTCGTTTCCCCCAACCATCTTAATATTGATTTGCGGAACTTGAGACATCGGATTCTGCATTATAGGTTGTTGTGCCATGTACTGTTGCTGGTCCAGCATTTGTTGTCTCGCCCCCGCGCGGTGTTCTTCCCACTGGTTAAAAACGTCATATTTCATCAACTCGTTCGGTTTTGCAATCTGCACTAAATCCGAATTCGTCACGTTTGCATATGACCCGCCCATCATTGACTCCCGGTTTGTGGTGAGTGTCAACAACGACCCACCTTTCTTCGCGATTTGCCAAGGATGATTTTGCGGCAAACCTAAATCAACTGACCGGGTAAAATATACTTGCTCGCCCAATTCAAAATCCGATACAGAATGGACTGATCCCCCTAAAGTCGGAGTCTTTTCCGAATCAGGCAATGACGTTGAGGGTTCTGATTCAAATTCTGATGGTGGAACATAGGCAGGGGATCCCTCTGGATAAGTGGGCGACCCATACGCAGGCGACCCCTCTGGGTAAGCGGGCGAACCCTCTGGATAAGCAGGCGATCCCTCTGCATACGCAGGCGATCCCTCTGGATAAGCAGGCGACCCATACGCAGGCGAACCAGGAGAATAAGAAGGAGAATATTGTTCCTTCTCTTTCGCCTCTCTCTCTCGCTTCTCTCGTTCTCTTTCTTGTTGCTCTTTTTTCGCCTTCTGCTCCTTGTCGTACTCTTTTTCTTCCGTCGCATTGAGAGGTCGAGGTGTTCGAACCGGTGACTCTCCCGTCCTCAGTGCACGTTCCATTTCCTTCACCAGTTTCTCCGGCGTCATCTCCGGATTCAGTGTCAGACGATTCATATTGTCCGAAAACGCCATCGAATCAATTTGCTGCAAATTATCCTCTGTCACGATTCGTAACTGAATATTGATTGCTGCTAGTTCTTGAATCAATAATTTGAGAGAATAAGGAATCGAGACCACGCTAAATCTGCGACCGTATTTGGTCATCGTATCGAGCGCAAATCCTTTGCCGGTTTCGCTACGAAAAAAGCGGAGAGGACCGTCTGCCATCGGACTCATGAACAAGTCACGAGCACGGTTATAAATCGCAATCGCACCCGTCGTATTGCAAACCACCATCTGGTATTCATCCCCGCGTTCCATCATACTCTCCCGCAAAAACTCGCACGCGCCATGTCCCAACACACCATCACGCTCCATCTCGCCAATACGTAATCCGCCGTCATTTGCGCGCCCGGAAACTGGTTGTTTTGTCAGTGCGGTCCGGGGTCCTAAAGCGCGGTAATTAATCTTGTCTTTCACCATGTGCTTCAACCGCATGTAATAATTCGGTCCAATGAAAATCTCCGTCTCGATTTGCTCGCCGGTCATGCCATTATAGAGAATATCGTATCCACTGCTATGGAATCCGACTTCTGGTAACAGGCGTCCATAGGTTGCTGCTTTTGACCCTTCATTGTTGAATGCCGTACAATCACTGAACCCACCATACATGGTACAGACTTTGCCAATCAAACATTCCACTAAATGTCCGATGGTTTGACGGGTAGGGAGAGCATGAGGATTGATAATCAGGTCGGGTTTCAATCCGTCTTTCGTGAAAGGCATATTTGCCTCGGGAATCACGAGTCCGACGACACCTTTCTGCCCCGCACGCGACGCCATTTTGTCCCCGATATTGGGAATACGGACTTCGCGAATCCGTACTTTCGCTATCCTCTCGCCTTCTTCGCCTTCCGTGATAAATGCTTTGTCGACAACACCGAGTTGCCCTTTTTTCGTCGTTTTCGACCCATCGACACGCACATCCGGTTTGGTCGCACTATTTGACGTGTATCCAATAATGATGGTCTTGTCGTCGACCGGAGTGTTCTCCCGAATCAAACCATTTTGGTCTAATTTGCTGTAATCGTGCCCGGGTTTCAATCCAATCACGTTCGGTTCAGATTCGATATTCGTGAATCGTTTGTCGACGACGAGACCTCCGTCTTGTCCTCCGGATTGCGATTTTGTCCTCTCTTCATGCTCCGAATACACCGAGTAATAGGTCGTATTGAAAAGACCGCGTTTAATCGACCCTTCATTCACCAAAATCGCGTCTTCTACATTGTATCCCGTATAGCACATAATCGCCACAATCACATTCTCGCCACACGGTTGCTCCTCTTTATCAATATGTTGCAGAAGTCGCGATTTGAGAAGCGGGGTCTGTCCGTAATTCAGGACAATGGCAGTCTTGTCCATGCGAACATGGAAATTCGAGTGGTAGACAGAGCACGCTTGCCGACCTTGACTACACGAAAAACTGATACGCACGGCAGGGTTGGTTTCTGCAAAAATCGACTGATTACACATGATTCCAAACAAGAACGATGGATGGATCTCCATATGCGTGTATCTGGCGTGTTTATCCGGGTTATTCTCCCAGTCTTTCCAGTTCTGTGCAATAAGAGCATGCTCCGTCTCGTTTGGGTCGATGTATTCGACGACTGCTTTCTGCGTCAAAAATTTATCGAATTTGGAGGGGTCTTTCTCCTCTCCTACTCCTGGATAAAGATCGGCAAGATTACGGATAACAATGTCGTTAATTGCATATTTGCCTTTCATGTCTGCCCGTTTGTCATTGAACCCAGTAACCATCTCTTCCCAATTGAAATCGCCTGCTTTTAGTTTTGCAACTACTTGTTTTGACAGGGAGAATGCCCATTTTCCGGAGATGTCGTCTTTGTAGAAAATCGGGCGCGAAAATCTCCCCGCATCGGTGTAGACTTCTATCGCATTGTTACGGATATTGAACGCCACACTGGTATGGAGAGGTATGAGTCCATTCCGACGATAAAACCGCATCTTGCTCGCACATTCAAACGGGGTATCAACGACCCCTGCCCAGTGCCCATTCACAATGACTTTCGTCATGGTCGAGAGGACAATCGGCGTAAAATCGGTGATGGGATGCATGTCAACGTTCTCGCGCATCCATGCAATAATATGTTCGCGCGAATACCCGCGGGTCATATACGCAGTGATAGCAAATGTTTTATGCAAACCAATATTTGCACCATCTGGCGTGTCGATGAAATCGAAATACCCCCAATGAGAACTATGAAGAATACGCGGTCCCACTACTTTTGATCCAGAGTCGAGAGGCAGATTGATTTTGCGGAGATGGCAAATCGCAGAATTAAACGAGAGGCGGTTCAAATCCTGGACGATACCTACTCGCCGAGTGTGTGCCTGCGCGCCCCACCCACCTTTGAACGCTTTCTTGATTCCCTGGTCGACGATCCTCTCGCCAAATATCTCGCGGTAATTCGCGAAAACGAGCGACGGCAAATCGTGCTCATACGTCGAATTGTTGAAATAAATCCGGCGGTCGAACTCCTGGAATATGTGCTTTTGCTGCATCACATAGTATTCCATGAAGAGGTCGTTGAACAGGGTGCCGAACGGTTCGAGTCGTTTGTATTTGATATTGTCGCGGTCGGTCGGCGCCTCTAACCCCATCGAAACGCACAAGAGACGGAACACCATATACCCCAAATAATATGCCTTTTCCAAGTAATTCGTCTCCCCTACATGCGGCAAAAAATAATCCGTCAATATTTCGAGCGCGTATTTCTCGTTATGGAATTTCGTCAATTCACCGATGAATTTGAGGGCAGTATGTTGCTGCATAACTGGTCCGGCGTCGTGGACAGAGGGTTCGAACAGGTCCAGCATAAAATCGTATTTGTCGAGGTCCAAGACACACATCGAAATAATGTCTTTGTCCGAGAGGACACCGAGGGCACGGAACAAGATGAAGAGAGGAATGGGGGCACGGACGTTGGGAATGAATACCATCAAATTGCGGTTGGTAAATTTTTTGCTGGGGGACATGAGTTTCACGGACATGGTGCGTTTCGGTTTTGCCACGTTTTCGGACACGGAGCGGATTTCTGCGGAATAGAGGTAGTCGTCGACGGTGTCGTCATCGTTGCCTCCTTGGACAGTTTTACCCTTTCGGATATACAGCATATTATCTCCGAATTTCTCCTGGACAGATATGGTTTTTTCTTTGCCATTGATGATGAAATATCCACCTGGGTCGTTACGACATTCGCCGAATGCGTGTTTGAGTTCACGTGACATGCCATTCAAAACACAAAAATCGGAATTCACCATGATGGGGATTTTGCCTAAATAGAGTTTCTTTAGGAGAACATGGCGCCTCTGAACAGACCCGGTCTGTGCCTGACCTTGTCCAGTAACCGACCGTGCTTGTGCCTCTTTTGTCGCTGCTGCCATCGCGGTTGTTAGTTTGACTTGTCTTCGCGATGCTTCCACCTGTTTATCGTGTTTCTTCTTTTTCTCTAATTTTCCCTGTCCTTCTTCTGTATCGCCTTGTAATGCAGGTTCTTTTGCTTTCCTCGCACCACCGTCCGTTTTTTGGTCTTGCTCCAGTAGTTTCATAATATAATCGCCACCATCTGACTTGTAATTATGCTGCGTTTCGGTTGCATCGCGTTGGAAGTCGGAAGAGTAATCGATTTCAGATTCGTCCAATGGTTGTCCTCCGATTTGACCCAATTTAGCGATTTCCTCTTCGTCCAAGAATTCCGGTCCGACAACATACGGCGCTTCTCCCGGTTCCAAAATATCGATGAATTCAACCTCGATGTCATAATGCACGGTCATTCCGTACGTCATATTACGAAGACGCGCCTCATTGGGGTACATATAATGGGATCTCGCATTACCATTCGCGGTTGAGGTGTCTGCATCATGAATCATGGGTTTGCCGAAATAGAGACGACGCCCTGTTCGACCACCGACATAGAGATTGCATTTGTGCTTGAAATCCCCGATTTTTTCGTCAAATGCGGAAGTGATTTGAATTGGGTTCTGGTTTTTGAAGATTTCGAAAATGTCTTTATGGAAAAAATCATTATAGGATTCGAGATGGTGTGCGACGAGATATTGCGGATTGTCCTCGAAATGTTTATTGATGATTCGCCATAATGTGTTGCTTTCCATAATGTTCTGATGTTCTGAAAAATATATACTATCGTTGCATATATTTATGTATATTTAGCATGACTGTCTAATGTCCAGACATACAGACGCTAAAATATTAGATAAATATATATTACCGAAATGAGCACCATTCCTGTTTCTCTTCCATCTCCCGTCTCAACGAAACCTGCGTCTGTTGGTGATTCAACAAACCTCTCTGGCGTTGTCAACAATCTTGTCGGACCTATCAGTGATAAATATTGTGTTTACTTCTACATTCTGTCGGTTTTAGCGATCGTCTTTTTCGCCATCATCTTCATCGGAATTGTGTACACCGGCGTCACTAAAAAATTGGGATTTGCTTTCTTCTTTTTGTCGCTTCTTTACAGCACACAGTTTTTGCTAGTATATTTACAGAACCGCCTGTTGTACAATATGTGCATTCATAGTTTGAATTAATTTTTGTGTTAGAGGGAAGGTGTTACTACAGAGAATAAACATGCATTCGCATTCGGCGTTTGTAAACATTTACATTATCGGGTGGGTTATTTACATATATTTTCATCAAATGAAACACTATGCGAACTAAGAGACTGATGACAAATACCATTATGTAACACACCATAAAATTGGCAAGAATAATTCGAGTACTCATGTTGTATTAGAATAATGGAAAGTCGAGAATGATTTGCGGTATGTTCTGTTATATTTGATATGATTTCAATTTTCATCTCATATATTCGAAGGTTTGATTGCAAACGGACACGTTATACACATTGGGCGTTTTTATCAACAATTCCACCGGGTTGATATACCGTAACACTTCGAACATGACCAGTATCTCCGACGATGTAATGCGGAAGGCAGCAAAGAAAATCAACAAGAAGACAGACATGGTGTGTTGAATGCAAGAAAAAGGTATTTATATTTACTATTACAACAAGCATACAATATTCAATTTTTCGTATGTTATTTCGATCTGAGGGTGGATTTGGGTTTGAGACCCATCCAAACACTGCTACTGTTCTCCTTACGACGTACCTTCGTAGAATTTTTGGTGGTGTTGTTCCCTTCTACACCGTGACTTCCATTATCGGGTTCGGTTGGAGGTCCGAAATTGCGTAACATGTATCCTTCGAGTTCAACTTCGGTGGTACGAATTTTTTGATGCGTCTTGTCGCACCATTCTCGGAATAGGGTTTTCAATTCGTTTTTGTCGATCTTTTCTTCGGGGTCGTAGACGAGACAGTCCGCGATGAATTCGTCGAAGCATTCCTCGGCAGGGTTCTTCTGGTCGAGCATCTCGATTTCTTTTTTTTCACGGCGAAGTTGCTTTTTCGTCTTGTGCATACGACCAAATTCGAGGAGACGGTCGTCGAGGAGGTCAAGACAATCGTAGACTTCTTCGATTTCCTTTGATGTATCGATCGCATGGAGGTTCTGGTCGACAAGTTGTTGCTTGATATTCAGGGTCTCGGTCATTTGGTCTTCGATCATTCGTTTGTGATCTGCCATTTGAACGCGTAAGTCTTCGATCGATTCGCGAAGTTGGTGGATGCTCTCGTCGGTTTCTTTTAGCGATGTTTGCATTTGGTTGAATTGGCGAACGAACCGGTGAACAAACTCGACGAGTTTGAACGCTGCTGGGAAAATGAACAGTACGATTACTGTTTTTTGAATAAGGTTTAGGAAAGAAGATAGGATTGACATATTTGGGGACGAAGGTTTGAAAAGTTTAGCAAAATAATTGGCAGTGGATTATGTTCCTTCTCATTTAGGGAAGGAAAGACATTCAATTTTCTTTCACCGTATTTTCAAAATTGAAACGCTTTTGATTTAGGAGTATTCACCGGCAGAATCCAAACACCGAAATATTTAGCAAAAATGGCATCCTCTATTCAACCAGTATTCACGCGGTATTTATACGAATTTTATCAAGTCGAATATAGTTTGCAGTTTGCTCTTTTAGCAAGATGTCGAGAGGAGGCACTCTTCTGGGCGTACGAACTCTACCATTCCGGGTTTCGATCGGAAGTCTGGGATTGGGTCCGGAATTTGTATGGCGAGTTCTATGAAGAGTGCAATCCGAAGTTCAAACGACATTTAGACAAATTTTACGCGGAATGGAAAGAGACGAATGACCCGCTTCTGATTGGAACGGTCGTCGGAACTTTAGCAATTCGGGATACGAAAGATTTAGGAAAAAGCGAGAGGTTTGTCGTTTTATACAAAGACGATCGGCACCAGACGCAGGCAGTTCAGGGACCCCCGAGAAACTATTTGCAGCAGGTAAGTCAGTATCCTATCCGACAAGAGGCAAAAGATTTAGCGAAATATGTTTTGGGTGTTTTGCCGGAGAAGGTTCGAGAGGCATATTTAGGAGAAAATTGGTTGTATTATTGTGCGGGGACGCCGATTTGGGCGTCCCGAATTCAAGATGGGGGAGGTATTGTGAATGATTTAGGGAAACGGGTTGCGTTCAAATCGGATGATGATTTGGAGGCGTTTTACGAGAGGTGGGGTCTAGAACCGGATGAACAATGTGCGGAGATGCATCGGTGGCATGGGGTTGATTTCTAGTTTGGAATGGTAATTCGTTCGCAAAAATTGTTAATATGTGGTTATTTTGTATAATTGTGTATTCTAATCCAGTTTCAATTATGAAGGACGACGGTATCAAAACAGAAGTTGAAGTAGAATTTAATAAAGTACCTCTTATACTTGAAGGTTTAAGAATCGAATCATCCAACTCCGGAGATGCTAAAGAGTTTGTATCCAACATAAAGGATAATTATGTAAAATTTAAATTAAAATTGTATGAGGATGGTAGTAAAAAAATAGAAAATCTGTTGACTCAAAAAGAAATAAAAGTAAGTGAGGATTGGAAGGTAGGAATAGATGAATTTGATAGTTTGATAAATGCTAAAAAACGGGGCGGCAAACCAAAGCGCAAAACCAAGAAATCCAAGAAGCAATTAAAGAAAGGACGCAAGTCTCGCAAAACCAAGAATCAAAAGAAATAAATCAAACATTATTTAGTCCATAAATCCCTAAATAATTTTTGCCACAAATATAGAATGACCCTCTTGTTTTTACTATTATCTATCATACCTGCCGCATCAAAATCCATATGGTTCATCCGTCATTGTGATAAACCTCATAGATATAGTTCATGTTGTAGCGATGTAGGATACGAACGCGCCAACCACTGGCACAATTATTTTTTGCCGCGTATCCACCTAAATCAACCTCTCGCTATTTACACCTCCGGGTTCTCTGAAACACGTGCATGCGTCAACATCTCCACTCATCTATCCACCTATTCCTATTCCTGTCAGAAATCCCAGCGAATGTATTTGACTGCTTTAGCAATAAATCAAAACATACCTTCGTCGACTATCTGTTCCAAATATTACAGAAAATCTCGGAGCGATAGCGTAGATATTTCGCAAATATGCCGGAGTCTACGTAGGGCATATTGCATCGGTGACTATCGCCGACTCTTGCATGATATCAACCTCTCAACATCAGAACAAATTCTCGTTGTCTGGGAACACACCGAGATTGTCGATATGATTCGCGCATATGGCATCGACATGCCGAAATGGCGAAACCATTTCAACGACCTCTACAATATTGTATTCCACCTAGAATTCGACGCTAAAAACACCCCTACCAAATTCACGTACGATCTGTACGATTTCCGAACCAACCGGGGTTCGCATAGTCGAGAGGTGGATGAGTGGTTACGCTCGACGCAGATTCTATCGGAACCAACCCCAACTCCTCTCGACCATCACAATCTATTTTTGCCGATTCTATTCGTTTCGGCGTTCTTGTTTATCCTGTCGTCGTGCATATATCTTTGCAATTTAGCAAGACATAGGAGAGGATACACGATGATTGTCTAATGACAAGACCGAATGAATAGACCGAATGAATAGACCGAATGACTAGACCTTCAACCAATACACCACAGAGGCGACCAAATAAAACAGCGCGCCTCCCCACAAACTATCCATGACAGCAATCTGCAATTCCCAATTCTTCATCAAGGCATAACTCGTCGTCTCGTAGACCGCGTAGGTCCCTAATCCCAGAAGGGCAGCGTCATTCGGCGACTTACCCTCTCGCACAATGAAATAATAGAGGAGTCCGGTCAATGCCAAATAACAGACGACCGCGCCTTCGATGCGCATCGTCATGGGAGACCCCTGGACTTTCTGAACCATCTTACTAAACCCGCTATATGTGAATTGGAAGTAAACCGCGTCAAACACCAATAACCCGACCAATATTGCTGCTAGTTTCTTGAACATTCTTTCGACCAAATAATATGAAATCTAGCGAGAATATATTCAAAATAGACATGGACGCCATCAACTATGAATTGATAGTTGCAATGAACAAAGATGGAATTATTGGAATAACCGATGCATCGGGGAATCAGAGGTTGGCGTTCAATTGTCGAGAGGACATGCGATTTTTCCGCGAAATGACCACCTTACCGGAGGGACACATACTGGTGATGGGTCGCAAAACATTCGAATCTCTACCGAATTCTCGTCCTCTCCCTGGTAGAATCCATATCGTGTTGTCGAGAGTACCGAGAAAATACGATGAAAAGTATATCACTACAAACGATGTCTATTTTACCAAATTAGAAAATTTAGACGAAGTATTAGGTCCTCTCGTTTATCCTTATTCCAACAAACGCGTATTTGTTTGCGGTGGAGAGGAGATATACCGCGCACTGTTGCCGAGATGCGAGAGGTTGTATATCACACATATACTCTCGCAAATCGAATTGAACCCCGGCGAAACAACCTCTCGTTTTTCTTATTCAGAAACGGAATTCGAAGAAATCGAGTCGAAAGTGTCCATTGACAAAACCTGTGTATTCAAAACGCTGGAACGCATTAGTCCAAAAATAGAATCATTGTTTTGCAACAGAGGATAGACCGCAATCACATATAGGACCAACAAGGAAAGTCCGATTCCGAGTATTTTGGAAACTGCGTAAAAAACGGAATATCCCGGTTCGACCTGTTTATCTAGTCGGAATAAACGCATGAGAGGTTTGACGATATATGTCAAATATATCAGTATATCGTGTTCGATACCCCAGTTGGTCGAGTTCTCTGTCACAGGAAACAACTGATAACAGAGAGGCGATGGGTAAACGTATTTGTTGGTGGTTTCGGAGACGAAATTAAAGAAAATGTCCCAGTCGACGATTTTGTCACGATTCGCTAAAGTATTCCGGATACATTGTTCGCTGTATATCGCACAATGCATCCCAGCAGTAATTCCGGTATAGGTCGAGAGGTCGCGGGGAATCATCAGAAAAGGCAGACATCCTAGCAAAAATACATGGTCTTCGGATTTTCGGGATTCCAGGATATCGCATACAGTTTTTTGATTGGTCTGGTTCTGTATATTTTCACCGAATATGAAATCGTCCTCTAAGATCAATATGTTGCGGTAATTCTGGGATACGGCATGCTCGAATGTCCAGAGGTAGGTATGTGTGAGGTCGTCGACGGTGGTTTTTACCCGGGGTCCTTTGTCGACACGGCGGAATCCTTCGTTGTAGACAATATGGATGGTATTGGTGGGATGGAATTTGGCGAGTTCGTCGAAAATCCGGGGTTCGCGACCGTTGTTCTTTAGATGAATGATGTAGGTGGCGTCGATATGGGAGTCGAATGCGCCGTCGTCGTATTCGATGGTTTTTATGGTGTATGCGGTCTGGTCTTGGTCTTGGTCTTGGTCTTGGTCCGAGTCCATGTATGGGTGATAGGAATATACAAAATACCGCGGTTGTGGTATGGTGTATTTGAACGCTAAACCCAATAACAATGGTTAGAGGATGAATAATATTTTGCAAAATATACAAATCGTATGGCATCATATAGAAATCGAGTTCAAGATGATGCGAAATGTGATGTATGGAGCAAATAGTAATGATTTGCAAAAATATTGCGAATATCAGAATTGCCAGAAACAGGTGCTTTATAAGAAGTTGAAAACGGGGGGAAATGATGCGTCGATTAGTAAGCGGATGCGGTATTCGCAATATGTGAATAATGCGGTTTCTGGAGGAGGGGGGATGTGCACGAAGGTTCTGGATTCAAATGGGAATGTGGTTGGTTAGTATTATTTGCGAGGTTTTCTGGATTTTCTATTCTTTCTGACATTTTTGATATTCTTTTTTGTTCGTTTAGTTTTGCATTTTGGACAGTTGCATTTTTTACCTCCAATGTGTTTCATTGGTTTGATATACGGTGTAGTAACAAATATAGATTGAGTTAAATTATTCAAATTGAAATTTAATGGAGTCTTCTCTGGGTTTTTATAAAAATCGATGTATTTTTGAATATTACTTTCATTTCCAAATCCAACAGGGACTCCGGGTAGTCCTAAAAAATAAGTCGAATCTAAATTTATTTTAAATTGACAAATAGTTCCTTCCGGGAATAATGGTTTGTATACTTGTTCCCATAATGTAATACCTTGTAAAAAAGAGTGCATAACACAAACATCTCCTACCAAACCACAAATAGTTATTACAATCTTTTTTGGTTTACCATCTGTCTTATTAAGTATATATTCAAATAATCCTGTTGTGTTTTTTTTATCAATAGAATTAAAATCTTTTTTAATTTTAGGAGATGATGGGTTGGTAACGTCATAGTCTAGATGATAATTAAACGCTGAATATGATTCTTGATTGCAACGTTCGCCCTTCCATAATGATACAACTTTTTTACCATTGTAATCTATTTCCTTTGGATTTTGTTCAGACGGAATTCCAAGTTCTTCATCAGTATATCCCTTTTCCGAATCAATTCCATTCTTTTGCAAAGCAATAACTTCCTCTCGTTTGAAAGAGTTTAATTGCTTTATAACATCCCATAATTTTGTATCCAGAATATTATAAAAGAAATAAGATAATTCATTTCCTTTAATAACATAATCTGATAAATTACGTCGTTTTATTCTTTCTATAAATGCATTTATTTGATTTTTTGCAACTTTTTTGAAAGACTCACTCAAATCAGTCAGTGTGTCTATAGAATCCAATGCAGTTTCTAACGTAGACATGACTTTATCTGTATAAGTTGGTTTAATGTAAGGAATATCTTCATCTTTTCTTGATTTACATTTCAATTCAGAATCTCTACAATGAATAGGCCATGTTCCAAGACCAACTGGGTCTATTGGGCGTCCTTCTACGCTTTTATATTCTTCCGATTTATCATCACTTGATGTTGTGCCAAATGATATATGATTAAGAGGGTGCATATCTCTCGTGAATATAATCAAATCATTTAAATTGCATAATTTATTAATAGCATTAGTAAGTTGAATTGATTTATTGTATTGGTCAAGTAAATTTCTTCCACTCATATTTAAAAATGTACCGCCATTTAGATTTGACATAAAACAGTTTTGCACATCAACCGCGACCAATACTCTTAATTCCTCAAGGAGTTCGCTCATTTTCTATATAGTATAACAAGAAACAAGACACATAAATTATAAAAATGCGAATCGAAGATTTTCATATAAGTATACTCGTATGAAAATTGAACACTTTTTATTTGACAATTTCATCTTCTCAAATAAAACAAATCACAAAACATAATCAATTCTCAAAACAATGTATCTTATCACCGACTCTGACGATTATTCCCCCGGAATGACAACCGATGGTTCCTACATCGACCAAATCCCATATTTCAATCAATATTCCCAAGGTCTCCGTTGCCCCTGTAACAACCACGTCTTCCACGGCAGAACCAATTTCGCGACCCACATTAAATCCGACAGACACAAGAAATGGTTGGAATCCCTAAATTCCAACCGAACAAACTATTTTGCAGAATTAGAAAAGGAACGTCAACTTGTCAAAGAACAAAAAGTCATTATTGCTAAATTAGAACTCGAAGTGGCAAGATTAGAACGCAACATGCTCAAGATGACCGAGATGATTCATATCCTGAGTGATATCAATCGCAAACCAACACAACAAGAAACCACACTTGATTTGCTTGACTCCAAATAGAGCGTCCATTATACACGATTCAAAAAACCGATAAAATATATATCCTCTCAATATTCCTAAATAACTAACCAATGGAAAATCCATTCTTCGCATTTTTCATTTTCATCCTCATTCTTTTTTTCTATATCCACATCACTGCCCAATGGAAAACCAGCAACGACCTCGAAATCTACGAATCCGACTACGAATCGCCGACACAAATTCAAGAAGTATGTGCAGTCAAACAACCCGTCGTTTTCAAGTTCCAGAAAGAACACGTCGCGACCGAATTCTTCGAAAGGTCCCAATCCGCTAAATTCGAGAAATACGACAATATCGATGTTCGTATTAAGGACCGAACAGACTACAATAAGTCCGCGGATTCAAAGGACGCGTCTGTAGATTACGTCCCCCTCTCATTTAGAAGTGCCCGCCGCCTAATGATGACCGACACCAACGCTAAATACTTTAGTGAGAAGAACCAGACCTTCCTCGAAGAAAGTGGACTCGACCGCCTCTCGCATTCCATCGACACACTCCTAAAACCTCCTCTCTCTGCCTACACCAAACACGATATTCTCCTCGGTTCGCCTCTCGTCTCTACTCCTCTCCGCTACCATTTAGAATCACACAGATTTCTTGCCGTATCAAGAGGCAAAATAACGGTGAAATTGTGTCCTCCTAAATACAGCAAAATCATTCCGACGAATCGGGATTACGAGAACTACGAATTCTGGTCGCCCCTAAATCCGATTTCCACCTCTCCTAAAGACCGAGAACTCCTACAGAAAATCAAATTCCTCGACATCGAAGTCAATAGTGGCGACGTATTATTTTTGCCGCCTTACTGGTGGTACTCGATAACCTTTAGCGGCGACCCGGAAACCACTGTCGCGTCTTTTGTATATGACGTGGCAATGAATATTGCGGCACAATCGAAACACTGGGGATTATATTATTTGCAGCAGAGCAATATAAAGAACAAACCGGGGAAAACGATTGTTATGTCCGAAGACGGTGATCAACCCTCTCAACAACAGACAGTAAATGATGTAGAAAAATCGGCAATGATAAATTCCAATGAACTGGAACCGACCCAACCGGTAAAACGCGAGATCGTGACCAACGCAGGCACTTACGTCACTGGTTCTCTGCCAGAAATATCATAATTCGAATATCTGTATCATCCAAATACAAATATTAGCATAACCGCGTAACAATTTTGCTTAAAAAAACATGAATAGTTTACAAGTGAAATAATCGAAATGCCATACTACGAGAAAATCAACATGCTTTTCATCCATGTTCCGAGAACCGGCGGGTCGTCTTTAGAAAATTATTTGAAAAAGAAAAGTACGCAAACGGTCTACACCCAACGCATCAACACCATATTACCTGAACAGAAATACCACAACAAATCTCTGCAGCATCAATTCTACACGGTTCTTTACCAATACCGCGATCTGCTCAAAATTCGTTTCGACGCGGATTTGAAAATCATCACAATTGTTCGAAATCCGTATGCCCGCGCAGTGAGCGATTTAGTGTATAGTAAATTGGTAAAATACACCGATTCGCCGGAAGCATTTTGCACTGCGCTCAAATGGTTTTTGCAGTCGGATGAGTACGATAATCACCAAGTACCCCAGCATCGACTGTTGACGGATGAATTGGGGAATTTAGTGGAGGGACTTAAGATTTTCCGTACAGAAACACTGGCAGAAGATTTGAAGGCGTATGGATTTACCGATTATACGGGTGCAGGAACAGATGTGGATTACAAAAAATACACGAACTCGGAGTTCATTGCGATGATCAATCAAGTATATTCGCGTGATTTCGATTTGTTCGGATACCGACGTCTAAAACCCTAGGGGGTCAAACAACATAAACAAATAAATCGATTGTTCCTATTCCTATAAAATGAAGTTATTTTCGGTTATTTCATTTATTTTATTATCTGCATTCAATGACCTACGTGTCGCCTCCGCTTGTACCCGCTTCGCGGGTATTGAGTTCGGAGATACTCCGTCATTCCTTTTGCGTACGCTAAGGAACCCTCCTGGTCTCCGACCATCCGGGTTCTCGTCTAAATCAACCCCTCTCCAACCAGTGGAGAAGTTGGATGTTGCCAAATATGTGGGAAAATGGTTCCAAGTATACGGAGCGCCGACCAATGTCATTTTCCAGGGATACGGTAAATGTGTTACTGCGGATTATGGTGTATTGCCGGACTGGAATGTGAGCGTTCTGAATTCGCAGTTGAACGCGAAGAATGAATTGGAGCAAATTGCGGGTTACGCTTACTACAAGAATGTGAGTGAACCGGGGAAATTCACGGTCCATTTAGACGGAACTCCTTCCGACGCGCCTTACTGGGTGGTTGCGTTGGGAGAAGTGAAGAACGACCAATATCAGTATAGTATCATAACCACGCCATCGGGCGTTTCTTTGTGGGTCTTGGCGAGAAATGTGGAGGTGTTTATGCGGGAATACGATACGGAAGTGAAGGCGATTCTAGATGCAGGCGAATTCAAATATGTGGCGATTGAGCAAGACCGATTGCGGTGCAAATAAAGCATATAATTACAATTATAATTATTCTAATAATATGCCTAAAATAAATTCTTGTTTATTGAACCGGGTAGTCCATGACCAAACAAAATCATGTATACTAATGCCAATGCTGCCAACAAAATACTTCGATTTTCAGCGACAACTTGTCTTTGACCAAGAACAAAAACCATAATAAGGTATAACAAAACACCAATTACTGCTGAATGCAGCAACATCATTCGACCGTCTTCCATTGTTTATATAGAATATACTGATTATTTTATTTGCACCCCGGTGAAGAAAATTGAACATAACAATTTAAAGACCCCCCTGTGAATAATATACCACGCTGCATATTATTTACTACTCTTTCTCTCAAACTCTTACTCCGTTCTAAAAATGTCAAATCTCGCTCAACAATACCAGAAGAAAACCGACCGTGAACATATTCTGGATAATCCAGATACCTACATTGGTTCCGTTGAGCACGTCGACGCGTCGATGTACGTCTTCGACGAACAAGCAGGACACATTATGTTAAGGTC